GTTTTGGGCTTCCATCATTCATGGGCGCGCGCGTGAAGAATGGGATGCCACACCGGCATTGCTGGCGACAGCATCGAGTCTGGCATGGACGCAGTGGCAGATCGTTTTGCTCAGGCGGATGTATGAGGGAACGATTGCGCTACCCGAAGATATGAAGGTTTCGGTCATTGCTTCCCGCATGATTGAATTGCAGCGTCTGGAAATGGCCTATCTTCGGACATTGCAGCAGCATGGCCGTGGTGCAGAAGGTGAGAAGCGCGATGTTGCTGCCCGGCGCGTTGCGACGAGCCAGATTGCGGTGGACACCACGACTGACGATGATTTGTTAGCGAGGCCGACAGTCCAGTGACGCGCGGCGAACGAGTAATAGCGTTCATTGAGAAATTTTGTAACGTGCCAGAAGGGGCAAAAGTAGGCCAGCCGATCAAGTTGATTGGCTTCCAGCGCAAGTTCATCCTTGCGATATACGATTCACCGCGACAGGTGCGGCGGGCATATCTGGCGATTGCGCGAAAAAATGGAAAGTCGGCATTGATTGCCTGTCTGTTGTTGGCGCATTTGGTGGGGCCAGAAGCGCAGTTGAACGCGCAGATCGTCAGTGGCGCAAGGTCGAGAGAACAGGCATCGGTCATTTTCAACCTCGCCAGTAAAATGGTGCAGTTGTCTGACCAGCTTTCCAAGATTGTCCGCATCGTGCCATCTGGCAAGCGGCTGATCGGTCTGACGATGAACACCGAATACCGTGCGCTTGCGGCAGAAGGAACAACGGCGCACGGTTTGTCGCCGGTGCTGGCAATTTTGGATGAAGTCGGACAGGTTAAAGGGCCGCAGGATGATTTCATTGACGCAATCACTACGGCACAGGGCGCGCATGAAAACCCGTTACTGATTGCTATTTCGACACAGGCACCAACGGACGCAGATTTGTTTTCAATCTGGCTTGATGATGCTGAACGGTCGGACGATCCAGCGATTGTCAGCCACGTTTATGCGGCTCCAGATGGTTGCGAATTGGATGACCGGACGGCATGGGCTGCGGCGAACCCCGCGCTTGACGTATTCCGGTCGCTTAAGGACGTTGAAGAGCAATCATTACAGGCGGTGCGGATGCCGTCTGCGGAAAATACGTTTCGGGTTCTGACGCTCAACCAGCGGGTGAATATGGTTTCGCCGTTCGTGAGTGCGTCGGTTTGGAAGCAAGGCAATTGCGAACCGATGGAATTTAGCGGGCCGGTATATGGCGGGCTGGATTTATCGGCAACGACCGACTTGACCGCGCTGGTTCTGGTAAATAGGCGTGACGATGAATTAGGCGTTCGCGCTCATTTCTGGATGCCACAGGACAGTGTGGCAGAGGCTTCGCGGCGTGACCGCGCGCCATATGATGTTTGGGTAAAGCAGGGATTGATAAAGACGACGCCCGGCAAGGTGATTGATTACGCGTTTGTGGCGCGGGACATTGGTGAAATTTGCAGCGGATTGGACATTGCGAAACTGGCTTTTGACCGGTGGCGCATGGATCGGATGCAATCGGCACTGAACGATGCGGGGATTGAACTCCCGCTGGAACCGTTCGGTCAAGGTTATGTGAGCATGTCACCTGCGCTCGATGCGCTGGAGGCAGACTTGCTTCAAGGCCGGGTCAGACATGGGGGTAATGCACCGCTTGCGATGTGTGCATCGAATGCAGTGGCAGTGCCTGACCCGGCTGGAAATAGAAAATTGGATAAGTCGAAAGCAACAGGCCGAATCGACGGCATGGTCGCGTTGACAATGGCAGTGGGGGTTGAAGCGATGAGCGTTGAACCCGTCCACGAGCTGCAAGTATTCGTATGACATTTCGGGACCGTTTAGCTTCACTGGTTGCCGGTCGAAATATTAGCAACGCGATGCCTATGGTTATCGCTGACAGCACTAATCCTGAATTTTGGGGCGTTCAGCAAAGCGGCCTTCCATCGGTAACAGAGCAATCGGCAATGACGATCAGCGCGGTCTTTGCCTGCGTGAACCTGATCGCGGGGGCAATCAGTGCGCTGCCGATGAATATTTTCTCCCGCAAGCCAGACGGCGAACGCGAGCAGATGCACGACGATGACATATGGTGGATGCTTAACGAGCAGTTTCTTCCGCGATGGTCAGCTGCGAACGGTTGGGAATATCTTGTTCAGTCAGTTCTGTTTCACGGTGACGCATTCGCTATCATCAAGCGGAATGGTTCGCGTGTTGTCGGGCTGGAGCCAGTCCATCCTAGCCGCGTTACGGTGACGTTCTCGCAGGATGGGATGGCGCTTGTATATGCTGTTCTGCGCGACGGGCGCGTGGCAAAAGAAGGTGGTACGGCTTTCGACGTATACCACCAGGACGATATGTTGCATGTCGCAGGCTTTGGGTTTGATGGCCTTCGCTCAACCAGCCCGCTGCGGTATCACCTGCGGATGGCGTCATCGGTGGCGCTGGCAACGCAGGATTATGCGGCACGGTTTTTTAGTAACAGCGCCCGGCCAGATATGGCGCTTGTCACAGATCAGGTCATAAATCAGGAAACAGCAACCGGCATCAAGGAAAGCTGGAACCGGGCATATCAAGGCACGGAAAATTCGCATTCCATCGCTGTATTGGGCGCTGGTGTAAAACTGCAACAGATTACCATGTCAGCGGAAGATGCTCAGTTGCTGGCCACGCGGCAATTCCAGATCGAGGAAATCGCGCGGGCTTATGGTGTTCCGCCGCACATGATCGGGCATACTGAGAAAACGACGAGCTGGGGTGCTGGCGTAACTGAAATGGGCGCGGGCTTTGTACGCTTCACCCTGCGGCAGCATCTGAACAAGTTTCAGAATGAAATTAACCGGAAATTCTTCCGCACGGCATCAAGATTTGCCGAGTTTGACACATTTGAACTTGAACGTGCCGACATGAAGTCGCTGTTTGAAGGCTTCCGCGTAGCGCTTGGGCGCGCTGGTGAACCGGGCTTTATGAGCACCGATGAGGTTCGCCTGAAACTGAATTTGAAGCGGACGCCGGGTGGTGACACGCTAACCAAGGGGACGACCGATGCAGCACAACAAACTGCTCAATCTGCTACGCAATAACGCACGGCAGGGCGAGTTTCGCGCAGAAGGCAACACAATCTACCTCTATGACGTGATTGTATCGTCAAAGGCAGATGCAGAATGGTTTGGCGGTGTTGATGCTGAAACCTTTGTGCAGACAGTGCGCGGGATGAGCGGAGATATTGCGCTGCGGATCAACTCGCCCGGTGGTGACGTGTTCGCATCGCGGGCGATGGCGCAGGCAATCCGTGACCATAAAGGCACGGTGACGGCATATGTCGATGGCTATGCAGCAAGCGCTGCGTCGTTTCTGACTTCGGTATCTGACAAGACGGTCATGTCGCAAGGTTCGATGATAATGATTCACAAAGCATGGTCGATTGCTTTGGGTAACTCGGACGACTTCATGGCTACTGCTGTGCTTCTCGATAAAATCGATGGCACGATTGCTGAAACTTATGCCGCTGCGGCTGAAAGGCGTGGTGCGGGTTCATCGGATTGGTCTGCATTGATGGCGGCTGAAACATGGATGACCGCGCAAGAGGCTATTGATGCTGGCCTTGCTGATGAAATCGCAGCGGATTCGCCAAAGTCATCGGCCAAGTGGGATTTGAGCGCTTATGAACATGCGCCTGTTCAGGATGAATTGGAAGTTTCCGAAGAATCTGGCGAAGAAATTTTAGACCCGGACGAAAGCCCGGACGAAGCGGCGGCAATCGCCCAAAACGAGATTGAACGGATGCGGCGTGTTTCCGCTATCCGGCTCAAAGAAGCTGCATAAAGCGCAAGCCGCGCCAACGCAGAACAATGGCCGTCCTTTGGGCGGCTTTTTTAATGGAAGGAATACGGTTATGAGCATTCAGGCTCTCCGCGAACAGCGCGCGGCTAAGGCAAAATCGCTGAACGAACTGGTCAACAAGACCGACTGGAACGCTGACACCGATAAGCCAATCTATGACGCTGGTATGTCTGAACTGGACTCGCTGGATGCACAGATCGGGCGGATCAATGATCTCAATCGCAAGGTTGCCGAAGATGCGCTGACTGACAGCGTTATCGTCGCAGCCGAACGTGCCGGTCGTGATCAGGGTTCTGATACTGCTGCGTTCTATGCCAAATGGCTGCGCGGCGGGGACAACGCCCTTTCTGCGGAAGAATGGGCGACTGTTCGCAATACGATGTCAACCACGACCACTACCGAAGGCGGTTACACAGTTTCGACCGATGTAGCCACTTCTGTGCTCGATGCGCTGAAAGCTTATGGCGGTATGCGTTCGGTCGCGACTATCCTTCGCACTGAAAAGGGCAACCCAATGTCCTTCCCGACTTCGGATGGCACGGCGGAAACTGGTGAATGGATTGCAGAAAATACCACTGCAACTGCGCTCGATCCATCGCTCGGCACCAAGTCGCTGCCGGTCTACAAGGCATCTTCCAAGGTTGTCGCAATTCCGTTCGAACTGTTGCAGGATAGTTCGGTCGATATTGAGGCATTCGTTCAAGGTCGCCTTTCCACCCGGCTTGGTCGTATCACGAACACCGGTTATACGGTTGGCACCGGCACTGGCCAGCCCACTGGTCTGGTTACGGCTGCGACGACCGGCTACACTGCTGCAAACGCATCGTCGCAGGT